TTATCGTAATTCATAATATTTAGTTTAATAATTCTATCTAATTTATACTCATTAATTCTTGTGCAGCGTTCTTAACTTCATTGTTATCTGCTTTTTCTTCGCTACTTGCAAACTTCTTATTGAATTGTCCCATTACCATTCCAATATTTTTAGCACCACCATCAATTAAAATCTGTACTTCTTCTCTAATCTTTTCAATTGACATTGTTTTTGGCATATATGGTAGTAACCATTCTATTTCAATAATAGCGTCTTTGTTTCCAGCGTCTAAAACTTCTTTCAAACTCTTATTCATTTTAACAACGACTTTAGTAACATTAACATCTGATGCTTCTATGCCACGACCTTCGTTATTTTTAATCTCGCTCTTAAGTAATCCTAAGAATGTTTTTTTGATTGTATTTCTTTCCTTCATCGCTGTGATAAAGTCTGTGTTTATTTGTTCTGATTTGTTCATAATTATACGTTTTGTAATTCAGCAAAAAACATGTTCTTCGCTTTCACTGAAATATATTTGTTAGTATCCTTTGGTGTTAATCCGTTTTCTGTCATAACATCAATTTCTTCATTCATGATATCGTTAATCAACCATCTTAAAAGATCTCCGGTTTTCTTCACATCATATTCAACTGGACTATTAAACACTTCACCTAAAGCTTGGTTGAATCTGTTTCTGGTCATTGCATATTCAACGAATTCGTTAACACTATCTAATTTCTCTACATCAACCGGAGCCAATGTCTTAACTTTAGATACTGAATGCTTTTCACCTTTCACTTTAAATCTGTGATTAGTTCCATTGTAATTAGTTTCCCATACAATACCTTCACCAATTCCTGATTTGCCAAAATGTTTAGCGACAGGACATTCTTCTTCGATTGCCATTGTTAATTCACTCAACTTATTTGAGATTCTTGATGGTTCATTAAAATCAATTTCAATTTCCCATGTTGGAAAATCTGTCATATTATAAACCTTCAATTCAGGTGCATGGATATTACTATAATCATACCATTGAGATACAAAATCTTCGTCATCTGGATTTGATACTTTAATACCAAAGATAAAGAATGATTTTTCAATTTCAGAAATACCAACACCTTTTTGAATTCCCTTTCCTGCCCATTCACCAAAGATTGAAATACAAAACTTGGTTGTATCAATATTGTGGATGTATGCAAAGTCTTTGAATTCAGTTTCCCAATAATCCATGTTGGATTTAACAAAGAATGAGAATCCCATGTGAGAATCTGCATTAGTATCTAAATCAAATGAGTTGTTTCTTGATTGTGTCCATACACCAAACTTGTCATTATAACTAATTCCTGCATTTGTTCCATGTAACTTTACTGTACCTTTGAATTTAATCGTAGGTTTTGGTTTAAGTTGATCATAAATAGCATCTCCATTTTCATCAAGACCTACGTATGAATAACTTCTATTGATTGCACTTACTACATTTCTGTATTGCTCAATCTTAGGGAACTTTAAACATTTGATTTTATCCATTTTGTTTCTGTTTTAATTATAAGGCTAATATAACCATTATTATTGACATAAAAAAGCTTTTATGCGTTTATTTTTTATTTAATTTTAGAAATAGGGCCGGACTCGAACCGGATACCGTTCTAGACGGATTAGACAACCATTTGACAGGATTCGGGACCATCCCTCATTACGCCCACCTATTTTTTTCTTTAATTTGAAGTTGTACACCTAATAAGAGTCGAACTCATATCTCTCGGTTCGTAGCCGAGTGTTCTATCCAATTGAACTATAAGTGTGAAAATAAAAATAAGTCTTCTGGAGCTTCACCAGCATTCTAGTATACATGTACCTCTCAGTTAAGAGTCAGTACGAGCTTTCTTACTTTGACTTATTTTTAATAATTGTGAGGGCTTCTAATTCTTCTAATTGCTTTTCAAATCTATCGATACTACCCCACATAATGGAAGCTTCAGGATCTAGTTCTTTGATCTGCTCTACTAATTCTTTACATCTACCATCTTTGTAGAATTTGTTTTCAATAGCAGATGCTAAATCGTTTAAGTGAGATGGTGCATGTATTGAAATTCTTAAATCGTAATCTGACCATTTAGTTTTCCAATCAATAAACATAATACCTTTAGTTAGTTTATTTTCTAGATCATGTAACTTGCGATTCCGAACTCTAACAATAGAATTATCAGAACCGAATAAATGCAAGAATCGTAAAAACCATCTCGGACAATATTTCGGCTTTGCTTCATAATCTAATGCAAGTACTAATGGAAACAATGCTTTAAATGCAGGACTTTCTTCGTTCCATATACTAGTTCCAAGATATCTGTATTTTTCAGCAAATGTTCTTGGAAAAAACATAGCACGTATATCACCAAGACTAATGTCTCTTGTGTGTATCATCTTGTATTTTTTACCTCTAAATAGTCTCATAATTTTATATTTTTATTTACCTTTATATTGCCACATAACACAATTACAATAAGCATGAACTGATCCTTCTGTCATGCCAGTATAATGATCATGTTGTAAGTGTATTGGATTTCTTAACATACCTGGTGGAAATAACTTTAAATTGATTTCTAAATCAGTAATTTCCTTTGGTGGCTTTTTATCCAAATCTTCTTTACAGTAATAACATTTACCGTTTTGTTCCTTTGTGTATTGTTCTCTAACTAACCTTCTATTCTTTCCAGATAGTTTATCGTAATCTAATGGTAACTTAAATTCCATATTCCTTTATAATTAAAAGTTTCGTTTTGTTTCATAAACAGCTTTAACTGTAGGGAATCTCAATGAGTTGGTCCCTCTTTCATTTAAAGTTTCTTCGAAATATTGTACACATATTTGTTTACCTACAATATCATTAGGATTTAAAAAGTAATGTCGTCTCTGTTCATGTGAGAATCCGCTTCCTACACTAACTCTATTTCCTTTGTGTTCTATTACTACATTCTTCATCATCATTTCTTCAACTTCTAATTCATCAACGATAACTCTGTTTATTGCATTTTCAATATCTACAACAATATATTCAGCATCATGGAATTTCTTAACTTTAAGAACATCTTTACTTCGCTTTCCTTTATATGTTGTATTCTTACGGAGCATTAAACCTTCCCAACCTTCTTCTTTAACAGTTTCCATAAATGATGCTAAATTATCATCGTCTGCTTCTATTTGAGGAAGTACTTGAATAAATTCATCTTCTGTTATAGCGTTGTTTGCATTTAATATTCTTTCAAAGAATAATGTATCAGAAACTTTATCTGTAAATTCTTTCATAGTTAACATATCAAATATAAAGAATTTTGGAGTTTCAATTGTATGATTCTTTCGTTTGATCTCTTTAATGATTCCTTGAAAATCTTCATTTCCATCAGCATCAGTCATACAAATCTCACCATCTAAAATCATATTAGATAATCCTAACTTTTTAATTGAAGGCTTCAATGCGTCTAATGTTATGAAGTCTTTTCCGGCTCTACTATAAAAATTAATATCGCCTTCTTCGTTGATCATACATATACATCTTACGCCATCTAATTTTCTTGACAAATACCAACCATCATTCCAATCAACTTTCTTTGCCATCTTCTCATCATATGAATTAGCTAATGCAACATCGAATGTTGGTATCAATCCAGGTATCACCTTGTTGATTGTAGAGGCAGTAGAACGTGTCTTAAGGTTTCTATCAAGAATACTAAAGATCAGATCAGCGTGACTCTTATTAGCCTCTACGAATCCATTAATATAACTTATAGCCTCATGTCCTGTAAGAAATCTAGCATTTAGATCTCGTAACAAATCAAACAGATTGGTGTATCCATATTTTATTAGATTTGAATTCTTTTTACAATTATCAGAAGTTACGCCATATTGTTTGAAAGTATCATATGTATGGTTAAGTGCTTTCTGCACATCTTCATTATCAGCATACTCTCTAAGAACATTTAACTTATCAGTATTTGAATTTGTTGAATTCGATGCTGTAACGAATTCCTGTATTGTTTGTAAATAATTACTCATGATTGTCTTGTTTTAATTTATACTACTAATATACGACATATATATGACATAAAAAAATATTATGCTGTTTATTTTCAAAAAGTTTTAATTATCCTAACGAATCTGGATAAAAAAGTAGCGTGGGATTTTTCTTTTGTATGTCGATGTCTGGATAGTTCTCTTTGAATTTCATTACATCGAATCTAGATGTGATCAAATGAAAACCACTTTTAGTTGGTATAACTGACTCGATCTTAGGTCCAACTTTATATCCTATTGGAATTCCTACATCATCAAATTCAACTTCAGTAATTGGTTTACATTGATATTCAATATATGCAACCATCATTGGTGAAACCTCAGTAACATCATCAAGATCTATGATCCATCTTTTCTCTCTAGTATTAAGTCTACCGACAGTAGAATCAAATAAACCCTTTTGTTTATGATTTCCATCTTGTATTCTTTGTGCTAAAGTAACCATCATATTTAAACTCACATCGAAATGATTTTGTTTTTGTACATGAATATATCCTCTAGCTTTAAACATCTCACACAATTGCATGATCTCGTCATATCTCTTTTCAAGATGTTCTATGCTTTCAATACAATAAGTTTTAATTGTTCTTACTGATTGGTGATTATCGCGTTCTCCGATTGGTTGATCCTTTTTACGTTTAAAAACATAAAGCATATAAAAGTCTCCTTCTTTATCGAAGTTTAATAATGGTTTGATTATTTCTAAGTTGTTTATCATCTTGCGTAGTTTTGTATATGTAAATATAACTAAAATATATGACATAAAAAAATCCTGGCTAAAAAGTTATTAACAATTTCACCAGGATTCTAATGTTTAACAGGAACGTTGTTAGTATTCATTCGGCTCTGCAGCTATATCTCTTTTATTGTCTTAGCTTCAATAACTATTGGCCTACTGTACTTCAGCGTTATTTCTTCACCTTAATGAGAAGTTGACATTGTCAGATTTTTTTATACTGGTTAGACGTTCCATTTGCCGTGTCTGTAATTAGCCGAAGCTTTCTTAGTGGACATTATTGGCTTTCTGTGTATAGTTATGGTTTGCTGAACCGTTCCTTTGCAGGTTTCATTTTTGGCTATTTATAATTGCTTGTAAGTTGCTGTAAGAAACCTTATTTCTTTTATTATATATCTTGTTTTATTGTGCGTACTCTGAGACATTCTCTAATGTGAACCATTTCTTAGGTCGACCATCTGGTGATTTAAACTCTGTATATTCAGATTCAGAATATGCATACGCTGCCGCTGCAAAAAATCCATTATCTACAACACATATCATATTGTCCATAAATTTAGAATCTGTTACTTGGGTTGCTCCCATTTCTAGTAGCTTTTCACATTTTGAATCGAATGAACTTCCTAGTTCAACTCCGTTAATTTGATTTACGTATTTTCCCATGTTTTTTGTTTTAAATAGTTATATCAGAATATCTTTCATTCATAATTGTCTTGTCCATTATTGATAATGGTGTAAAATCATCTCCACCTAAAAGTGACTTTAAGATTGCTGGAGAGAAACCACTTACTAATGCAGTTCCCATTTTATCAAAGGCAACTGGTACATCACCGTGTCTAGAATTAAGGTTCCAGTAAATAATCTTAGGAATCTTATAACCTACATCACTGTATAATTTTTCAATCATTTGCTGTGCGGTTGGGTTCCATTCGTTAGTATTTCCTCTGCTTCCCCATGATCTAGTACTTGTTGCTTCATCAAATTGCATATCTGATAATATCATTATTTTATCTGGCATTTGATCTGCTTTAACTTCATGTTTCACTGCTTGATCTAATACTTTCATGAATGCGGCTTCTATATTGGTATTCATTCCCCAATCAGATCTATTCATTTGTTGAAATCTATCGTATAAATCTCCCTTTAAATATTGTAATTCAGGTGAACCGCTAAATGTTAAGAAAGAATCTTGGAATGGTCCTTCATTTCTCTCAGAAATATAAAGTCCTAATGAGATTGCAACATCCATACAAGTTACATTTGCATTGTTTCCTGCTGCGCATGACATTGATCCTGAAGTATCTACCATCGGTAAAATCATTTCAGTTGCTCCTTCTAAGAAATTAGGTAGAGCTTTCCATTGTGCGCTTGCTACATCTTTATCACCTCTATGTAAAGACTTAGTGATGTCATAAGGATAAACTGCACCTGCATTAATTGTTGCTTCGCCTTTCTTAAGAGCATTCACATAGTTTTCATATCCAATTGGTGCATTCTTCCAAAAAGCTTTTTGATATCTAGCACTTGCCACAGATGGCAACTTAGAGAATTCAATAGCTTCCCATTCTTTAGCACACATTAATGTTTCAACAACTTGTGTTAATCCAACAATAGTTTTACGGTATTGCTTTGGTGTCATGCCCATAAAGTTTCTAAGCTTTGCAGCTGTTGCACCTTTACGTGGCATCCATTTAGCACATAAACCATTCTTATCTTCTATTGCTTCTGCTATTAATATAAATGCTTTAGTTTCTAATTTAGTTCCTTCAAATACTAACAAGTCATCCCATCTTCCAAATTCTGAAATAAGGTTTAAGTTTCCTTCAATTGCTGCAGTATGGTTTTCTGCTAAATAAAGTACAATATCTTTAAAGATCTGTCTTTCACCAGCACCACCTCTAACATCTCTTGCCCAAAACAATATCTTCATTGCTCTTAATGGATCAGTATTAAACGCCAAAGAAAATTGACTAATAAGTCTAGCTTTATCTTGGCCTCTCATTGCTCCGATATTAAAGAATAAATCAACAACTGTATTTAAAGAAGTTGAGTTTGTTGCCATACCATTTTCTGTTACGACATCATCTTGACGAATTGCATCTACTAATTTCATTTGACTTGTTTTTGTATGTTCTTGATTTATACTAACGTACTTTGTTTTGTTTCAGTTATTTATGTGATGTCATCGAATGCATCTTCTATATCGTCGGCAATTGATTCTAGATGATTTTTAGTAGCATCTACTTCTTCATTCATGGCAACGTTTGCCACATCTTTTACAATAGCAACTGGTATAATTACCGTTTTTACTACTGCACTTACTATATTATTAAAAAATCCCATAATGTTTGTTTTGATTTATATGAATTATATTTCGTTTGTTTCAGTTTCAATGACTAAATATTTCGCACCTGTTTTTGTTTCTCTAACTTCACCTGATTTTAATAGTGCTTGGAATATTTCAGGTTTATCTGCTGTAAGCCTTGCTATCTCAGATATGGTTTGTTCCATGTATATTACTTTACTCATTATTTCGAAAATTGTTTACGTAGTTCTAATATTTCTTCTTTAGATTCAAATCCGATAATATGATAAACATCATTGCCTTCGCCAAAATTAGGTAGTACAAAATCTGCCATAATAAGATCTTCCCATATTTCTGCCAACCAATAACTTTCAAAGTTTGTTGCGTTCTTCAACATGTCAGACCTCATACTTTCAAGATTGTAACCTTCACCGTATCTATAAGGATTAATGATCTTTGCTAACTTTTTAGCGGTTGCTTCGTCATTCAAAAAATTAATAGAAGATTTAACATCTTCAATCATTTTGTCTTTTACAACTTCATTGTAAGAGTACATCTCTTTAGACCAAGGTTTTGTAATCTCGATGCCGTGTTTGTAAATTTTTGGATTTTTCATGTTGTTTTATTTTTATTTGTTTTTATTATACTGCTAATATAACAAAAAAAAGCCATACAAAAAAATGTATGGCTAATTATTTTAATAAAAGTTACGAACAATTTACAAACTCACTAACATATCTAATAATTCTTGTTGTGGGAACATATCGTATTTGTCCTTTCTAATATTTGTATGTGTAAGTATACCTTTAACCTTTCCGTAATATGCGTCCTCATTCCATTCGAATGCTGCTGCACCACTTTCTTTGATCCATTTAGGTAAACCTTCTGTAATATCAATACTGTCTCTTTCTCCAATCCATAATATCCATAATCTCAATGCTTCTATTTGTGCATTGGAATATCTATGCCATGTTTTAAATCCTTTAAACGGTTTTGCTAATGTAACTATTTCTGATCCTGCTACAGTTGTTCCTGCATATGTCTTTCCGTTTTTAATATAACCGAAATTGCAAACTTCAATTGCTACTGAATTAACATGCATATGTTGAGATCCATTCTTACCTAAGTGCCAACCATAATTTCCTTCTGGAAATGCTTGCACTAATGTACCATCATGTTCGTCATTGTTTCCTTTGACAGATGAACCTCCTAATATAAATTCTGTTGCTACTGCTCCACGAGAATCTCTACCCCATTGATCAATTGCATTATAAGGATTTTGCCAACCTGCAGTATGATGTAAAAACATATATTCTGGTTTAATTGGTCCTTGTTTATATTCACCGATTGGTAAAAAATGTTTGTTTACTATTAAACCGTTTTCGGTTGTGTATACTTTCTCCGAAGCGTCAGTAGTAGCCAAACCCATAGCATCCCAAGTGGCAGGACCCACAATACCATCAGCAATAAGACCATTCTTGAATTGCCAGTTTTTAATAGCAGTTTCTGTTCCTCTACCAAAGATACCATCTGCATCCAGGCCCAAGAACTCTTGTAATTCTTTAACTTCATGTCCTCTAGATTTAATTTTTAAAATCATAATTCATTATTTTGTTTTTTATCTAACTCAGATATCTTGTCTATTAATTGTTTGTCTTTATCACTATCTTTAAACCAGTGATCAATTACTTTACCAAACGATCCAATCAAAGCTCCTAACATTAATAATAAGATCTCTTTCCATTCGCCCGATATTTCAGTATCTGTATGCATTGCATGTCCAATTCCAAATATAACACCCATGAAAGAAAGTATTACAACTGATGTAATGACAATTCTACCAATAAGCATTCTTTTTACTATCTGTAAGAAATGAGAATTCTTTTCCTTTTCCATAATTTAAAACCAGTTTTTAGGATTAGCTTTACTTTTCTTTGCTTTATGTTCCAAATCATCTAATTTTGATTGGGCAGCGTTTGCGGCATCTTGAGTTGCCTTTGCTAATTGTGCAGCAGTTGCAGCATCTTGTGCTTCTTTTGCTAATCGTGATGCTTCGTCCTCTGCATCTTGAGTTGCCTTTGCAACTCTCGCAGCTTCTTGTGTAGCTAATAAAGCATCAGCTGCTTCTATTGCTTTCTTATTTATTTCTTCTTGTGTAGGTTTAGTATCTACACTTACTGAAAGATCTACATCAACTCCTACTAGAAGTGCTACTTTACCATCAACACCAATTGTTGCAACACCGTCATCCATTGTAGCTCCGCCTCCAACTTCACCACCAACTTGTGCTCCAGCTGAAACTCCAGCGCTGGCTTCTGCGCCGTTTCCATCTTCATCATAAGTACCATTTGAAACCCCAGCGTTAACAGATGCTCCGGCCATTGCTCCAGCATGTCCTTCTGCTCCGTCTTCTCCAACTTGTCCACTTGCTCCAACATATGCATCAGCGTCTGCTCCAACATGAGCTTCAGTTGTATTAGTTACACCACCAGATTCTACTGTATTAGATACTCCAACTTCTGCCGATACTCCAACTTCTGCGTGAGCATCAACGGTTGCATTTTTACCATCAAATCCTGCAGATGATTCTGCTTCTGCATGTGCTTCAACTTCTGCATGTGCTTCTTGTGTTAATGTTACATCACCGATAGTTTCTTCGTTTTCTATATTAGCGTTTGCTTCTGCACTTGCGTTAATTCCAGCACTTGCCGATGAATCGGTTACCTCAGTTCCCATATTTGCATCAGCAGATGCTCCTGTATTGCTAGCTTCTCCTTGATTTTCCATAATTGATTTATTGTATTTTAATATATATCTTATATCCCTAAACAAGAAAAAGGACCGTAAGGTCCTTTTTAGTTAATTGTAATATTTGAGATTATTCTTGATCTTTCTTGTTATTCCATATTTTATCAATAGATGTTAAACCTAATGCTCCAAATGCTAAAGCAGCAACTGCGTTAACTAATGGTGTTGATGGTGCTACTGAGATATCTGTGAAACTATTTGCTATCATTGTAATACACAAAGAAAAACCCGCTACTAAGCCCATTATTCTTTTAGATGATGGATTACCTTTTTCATCATTAAGTAAACCCTTAATCCAGTTGATTATTTTTGATTTCATAATATATTTAATATTTTTAGTGTACTTGTGTACTATATTCTTATATATCTAGAATGATCTTAAATTTAACGTGAAGAGTATTTTCGTTGTATGTTTAAATTTTCAAAAAATGGATTTAATCTAACGTATGAACTATTGGCTTTTTGTAAATGTGTAGCGTTTGTACATAAACATCTATCAGAAGGAAATGCACCATGATTGGTAATAAAATTTAAAATATCTTTAGCACCATCTGGTGTTATAATATATCCGTACGTTCCTCTAAATGTGGAACCTGTTTTGGTTGAGTTATCATAAAATACATTTTCAGGGTGCTGTGATACACCTGGTACACAATTATTGAGATTAGTGTTATATACATCAAAATGATTGTAACCTTTTGTTTTTATTAGATTATCAAAAGGAAGATACGCATCTAAATGACACACCTTTTTAATATCTGGTAATAAGTCTCTTGGATCTCTAATAAGAATGCCGTCCTGTTCTATTATTAGAAATGGTTCATCTTGCTTTGAACATTTATCCCATAATATATAATGACTTGCTAAACATCCTATAGTACCATTAGTCCATTCGTGTCGTTTAACATATACAGATGGTTTTGCACCAAATGATTCTAGAACGCTAATGCCTTCTCTACCCAATACACCATCAAACAATTCATATTCGATATTGAATTTCTCAAGAGATGCGACTGCGTCCTTTGTCATTTTTACAGAGAATTCATCACCGCTTAAATAAATTACATGTGCTTTCATTGTATTATGTATTATTCTTTCTATATTGGTAATAAAGTAGCCCGTATTTTTAGCGGAGGACACAGGGTTCGAACCTGCAAAGCTTTAACACCCGACTGTTTTCAAGACAGTTTGACAACCATTGTCCAATCCTCCATCGTAACTTTTAGTACACCTTAGAGTTACCAACTAATCCGACTCACGATTCGACCGGCATCCGCGACAATCTACTTAACAATTCAACAAACTCGAAAGTAGTTGAGGTTTAATATTAAGTAAACCCGTCATCCGTGGGCTTCGTTCCCTATCCTATGCATCGGAATCAGGCTGATTTTCTTTTAAAAATATGGTAGCACAGGGAACTGACTGCGTGTTAAGTCCTTTAATTTCTACTACCATACAAAGTAGCGGGGGAAGGATTCGAACCTCCGACCTTTGGATTATGAGCCCAACGAGCTGCCACTGCTCTACCCCGCGATATGTGATCAATATAGGACTCGAACCTATCATCTATCGGGAATTGCTCCCCGATCGCTTTTCCCCTAAGCTAATCGATCAAAAGAGAATATCCTTTATAACGAATATCCTCGCAAAAGACTTTAACTGGGACACTGTTCTTATGGGAAGTATTTAAAGTACTGTTCACTTTGTTTTAAATTGCTCGGTGTCTTCTTTTACTATCCCATTGGATTCTTCTAGAACTTCCTAACATTTTTAAATTAGAAACATTTTTATTAAATGTGTTTCTTGTACTTTCTACTTGGCTTGTGCCGTTACTGTTGTTACTCTGCATTATATTAATTACTTTTTGTTTGTTCTATAATTGACAAATGTCTATGATCCTGGCCGAAACCAGGACCATAAAGCATTTGCATTTAAATTAGAATTTTTAAACTAGATTTTAACGGTTTCTTTTCTTTCAATTAAACGCATTAGTGTCTTACCACATAAAACAAAGTCAAATTACTGGGAGACTCTATTACCTGTCTTTATTCCTCAGACCACTCTCGTTTATGGGATATTGGCTCGAGTGGTTGTTGCCAACAATGTTTAAGGACTCATTGCAAGTCCCAAGGTATCTAAGTCCTTGATAGTATGATGTCTAGTTCCATCAGTCAACTGAAAATTCAAAGGTAGTGGCATTATTAGGCAGCCATCAGTTCTACTTGCCGAGTTCTTTTGAACTCTTATATATCCTATAACAAATGTATAAAAAGTTTCAATAAATTTAATAGTGGGCAATACTCACATTTCATATTGCCCAACCTAACGACCTCTGCAGTTGTGAATCTGTTTTAAAGGGTTTCCTCGGTGAAAGGTTTACTATTAAATATATGGAGCATCCTATGGGTATTAGCCTCAATACTCTCCATTAATTTTAATGATCAATGAGTCTATCTCTCATTCTAGCGATAAGTCCGGTTATATGTTCCAGCTATATTGTCTGGCCCGTCAGCTTATTTACTATTTTGCAATCTATTAAATTAGAGCCTCTTATCCGACTCGAACGGATGACCTGCTCATTACAAGTGAGCTGCTCTACCAACTGAGCTAAAGAGGCATTTTGGGTAGAATCAAATGCATTTTGTCTACCGAGACCTTGTCGTTGAATTTCTTCAGAGCGGAGCAAGACACTTTTTAAATAACAGGATGCAGTTTTGCTTTTCTAAATAAAGTTGGTTTTGGTTGCTGCATGCATCCTAATTCTTATATGTGAACCAGACAGGATTCGAACCTGTAACCACAGCATTAGAAGTGCTGTATTCTATCCAGTTGAACTACTGATCCAATTAAAATAAGAGAAGCTTCGGGTCTTTCGAGGTTACTGCATGAATGAGAGGTTAACCTTTACCTTGATCTCAATTTAATCAGCTTCACTTGCTTCTCTTATAAAAGTACTCGGGGCGGGAATCGAACCCGCACGCCTAAGGGGCATCAGATTTTAAGTCTGACGTGTCTACCAATTCCACCACCCGAGTATACTAACAGGTTCCTATTGTTTCTGACTGCCGTGTCTACCAATTCCACCACTCCCTAATTTTGTATTAATTTTGTTAGGGAGGTAGGACTTGAACCTACACATCTTGCGATAGCAGTTTCCTTATAGAGTTTGTTTGCTGTAAGGAACCTTATTTTTTATTACCAATACGTCAAAGATCTTTTCAATTTACTTTTATTATACACTGATAATCGTAAAAGTTTACATTATTTTAAAACTTTTATTGAGATGATAGTTGGACTCGAACCAACGACACCCAGAGCTTCAATCTGGTGCTCTACCAACTGAGCTATAGTACCAATTGTGGGCTGCGGTGGACTCGAACCACTCCCGTTAGGACGAGATTTACAGTCTCGCTGCCGTATCCGAACGGCTTTCACATCCCAAATTTGTACGTCTGGAGAGACTCGAACTCTCACATCTTGCGACACTAGATCCTAAATCTAGCGTGTCTACCAATTCCACCACAAACGCATATTGTGACCTCTCCGAGACTCGAACTCGGGACTCCCTCATTAAAAGTGAGGTGCTCTAGCCAACTGAGCTAAGAAGTCAATAGTGAAGTGTAAGGATTCGAACCTTATGCTTGTACTGTACAGCTTTCACCGACCACTTCTAGATCTGCAGATCTGTTATAACTTACGCATCATCCTCAATGCTTCAACCCTTTGGCTATTACGGGTGTGGACTCGAACCACATTCTTCATGTTACCATTATTCAAACTTAGTTTTGGTTGCTTTCCTCGGCCGAGGTTCATAACCAATTTCCAGTATCGCCACGTGGAGGCGTTTGATTGATACCGCTGAGCTTCGTTATTTTCCTTTCGGATATTCTTTTCATACATTACTTTAGCCTTATCTTAAGTTGACTATTTCTTGCTTATTGTACGATTTATTTCTTTTCATCATCCCCTACTGCCCGTTTGGATGCGTTTATGAAAGCGTCCCGGTTTGTTCAATTCAATTAAGAACCCCACGTGAATGGTGGGTTAAGAACCAAAGCTTGTAACCGGTAATCAATACAGTCTCTTATTTGTTATAAGTAAATATAACACTTTTAATTGATATAAAAAACTTTAAGTAACTTATTTTATTAAAGTTACGAACAATTAATTGCAGTGGACCCCGATGGATTCGAACCATCAACCTTTTCGTTATGAGCGAAGTGCACTAACCAATTGTGCTAGAGGTCCTTGCCTTTTTTTGAGTTTTTGGATAGAACTCGAGGACAGAACGACCTATAAACTAGAAATGAGCGAATGGAGAGAATCGAACTCTCGTCTCAAGGGTGGAAGCCTAGAACATTAACCACTATGCTACATTCGCAATTTAATTGCGGTCTATGAGGGTTTCGATCCCTCTACTTCTGCGTGACAGGCAGATATGATAGCCACTTCACTAATAGACCATTGTCTAAGTGGTAGGACTCGAACCTACGATCTCTTGCTCCCAAAGCAAGCGGAATACCAACTTTCCTACACCTAGTTTTAAAGATCCATATTTCAGAATCTTTGTTGTTGTCCCTGCAGGGTTCGAACCTACGCTCTTCTCGATCAAAACGAGACGTGTTGCCAATTACACCAAGGGACAATTTCATTACCAATATGTCAAAGAACACTTTGTTTTAATTTACAATGTAAATGTACCACAAAACTTTTAAACTAAAAACCTTTTTTAAATATTTTTACTGAAGTTGCGAACAATTCCGATATTAACCAAAAAGAAAAAGGACCAATCTGTGAAGAGAGGTCCTTTTGAATAGATAGTTATATTAATTTAATTAAATCATACTAACATTTTGTTTTCAAAAGAACCGCATAAATCCGAGTTCCATATAGACTTGCTAAAATATAAGCCACAAATCTGAACCGTCGGATTAGATCCGAATTGTTCATTTGTATTATGTCTATGTAGTGTTAGCATTGTTAGTGTTAATTAGTGTTTATTTAATTTATAGTCTATATATCATTAACTTTTTAAAAGTTTCACAATTTCTAGGTTTATTTTCAATTAATATCCCATATTCTCTGCGATGATCGTTTTTCCTCTTCTAATACGATTCTTTATAGTCTGCAATGGAAGCTTATGTTTTGTTGCAATATCTTCATACTTCATGTTGTTAATTAATCGATCTTCAATAATAGTTTTATACATTGGCTTCAAACTGTTTATGTTCGTCAAAGCTAATTCATATCTATCTGTAAGGTCTTGATCTTCATCTAACCAATCTTGTTCTGATTTGTATTCAGACTCGATTAATAGATCCTTAGCAGATGTATGTCCATGTTGTTCAGACAATTCAATACCAAATTCTTTCATAGCATCAATGCTATATTTAGAATTCCTCTGGCGTATCCAACCTAAACATTCATTGAATGCAATACGATATAGCCATGTTGTAATTTGATAGCTTGGATCATATTGATCAATCTTAGTCCATAACTTAGTCAGTGTGTTTGTTAAAATATCGTCTGTAGCATCACCGTCTTTAACTACATTTGCAATATAGTTTCTAAGTCCTGGTTTTACTCTTTGGTATAATTTTGTATAATCTTGTTCAGATTTAGAATTAACAAAGTTTTCTGATAATTCACGGTAGCTAGGCTGTTTTGTTTTAGACATATATTTATTTTAAGTTGTTGTTATTATTATAGTGCTAATATAACACTTTTTATTTAATTGGGAAAGTCTTTTGTGACTTATTTTCAAAAGTTACGAACAATATTATTCGAACGGTGAAGTGGATTTGTTTAAGTTTTTAAATATTACTACAATAAAAACGATGATAGTGAAAAGTAAAATGATGTGATCCATAATTGATTTCTTATTTGTTATATGTAAATATACCACAAACTTTTGAATAAAAAAAGCTTTTTATGACTTATTTTCAAAAAATGTGATATTATTATCTTAATTTGACTTCAAACCTATTCTCCATTCGATCTAACGCTTCAACTGGAACTCCGTGAATGTTTTCACCTTCATGTCTGTTCTCTACAATTAAAGAATACACAGTATATCCATGTTCTTTTGCAAGATCATAATATGCTTTCATTTCCCATTCTTGTGTAAATGTATTTGAAACAACAATTTTATCAACATTAACCTGTTCACCATCAGTTTTCATCCATGCACTAGTTTGATTTTGGCAGTAATTATGTGCTAACTTTAATTTGGTTGCATCAAAGTTATATACACCATCTTCCATAAAATATTGATCTGCTTCCATGTGGATTCCTCCAATTGATTTTGCTAGTGTTGTTTTTCCAGATCCTGGTAAACCTCTTAGTAAATATAATTCTTTCATATCTTAATTGTTTTCGTGAGTTGATTGTTTCTTAAAAGTTACGAACAATTCATTAGCTTGATACTTCTGTATTATCTTCTAATCTAGTTTCTAGTTCTGTAATATATCGCAATACGCTTATTGGTGTATGTAAATAGTCTTCTTCACAATTGTTTTTCCAGTAGTTTAAATCTTTCATATAGTTATTAGTTTTAATGCTTCTTGTAATCCTTCTTCTAATGCTTCTTCGTAATTAGGCCAATTTTTATTTCCGTAATATCTACTCCATGCTCTATACTTTACTTCTTTTGGAATAGTATCAGTCATTGGTACATATAAACTCCTATATGCTTTAGCATTTGGTAAGTAATTAGATTCTACATTTATATCATGTGTTTCTCTTAACCATCTTTGTAATAAAGATTGAGTTGGCGCAGACGTATATGCTTTACCGTCTTCTGAATTTACAGGATAACCATCCCAGCATTCTTCTCTCATTACTTTAGATAGTTCATCTTTACTAACATAATATGCATCATGCACATCTTCATCGAATCCCTTTCCTTTTGCTAATGTTGCCGTTTCGAAACTTACTAATTGATCTTTCATATCTTAATTTGTTATACTACTAATATACAACTTTTTATTGATATAAAAAAACTTTAGAGTACTTATTTTCGGAAAGTTGTTAACAATTAAGATTCTTTAACTTCAGGAATAAACTCTATTGTTAGTTCATCAATTTGCCCATCATCGAATTCAGTCCAATTGACAGATCGTACTGCTACTAAATTTATACTCATTATATGTAAGACTATTTCCACTCAGATCCGAAATCTAAGTTTGGCTGTATCTTATAAGACCCATCATCTTCAGGAGGTTCAACTCTTTCAACTACCTTTTTTACTTGGGGTTCCATTCTCTTCTTACTAGTATGATCCTTTAACATTTCAGGTCTATTTTCACGAACCCACTTAATATACCATGGTGCGACTTTGTTAACATGAGATGCTGTCATTCCAGCGTATTTTCCAGTTCTAAATACCATATTATTTTATTTTATAATTCCATCCAATTTGTATCTTCTGGTAAGATTGTCATAGTTCCACCGAGTTCCTTTGCTTTATTAATATAATTCTCTAGAACCGCAGTTGGAAAACTAGTTCCTGTACCATATGATCCTTTTCGGCATTCATAACAACTACCTGAATATCCATAGAATTTTACTGTAGATTCATCTTCCATGATTCTCTCAATTCCACTGTTCATCTTCCATGCGTCACCGTCTAAATAACCACCGGCCCATGATGCAAATACCTTATGGATCGTTTTTAAAAATGGATCTGTTGCTTTTGGGTTTTCTATTTTAACTACTACCCATTGTTCTGGTTTTGTCATGATTTTGTGGTTTTATAAATTAGATCATTTACGTTTTTTATTCCAGCTTTGATCTTTGTACATTTTTCATATAATTCACAATCAGCATATAATTCCATAATAGCTGTTGTAAACGATTCTCCATGATACATCATTATGGTATCATAATTCGCTGTCAATAAGTTAAGATATAAACTCTTAACCGTCGATTCGTTTATTTCAACAGGCTCATCAATACGATTTCTGATCTCTAACATCATGACTCTTATCATTGATAGGGTATTATCATCCATCTCATCTAATATATCTTCAAGTGTTATCATTTGTTTAATTTCTTAAATTTAAAAATTCGTTTACGTGTTTGAACATTAGACCTTGAAATGCTCTATCTTTAGTAGTCCATTCATATCTAAATTCATCAAAGTACATTGTATATTCAATCTCATCACCTTTAATACTCCCGTGATATCCATATCCTGTTTTGACTTCGGTCTTTGGCTTCCAATCTTTTTTAAGGTTTGTAATTAACTCATTGATCGTTAGTTCTTTAGTATGTTGCATATTATTTTATTGTAGGTTTTATATTCTTCAATAATGATATTATATCTAATGCCAGGTCAAATCCATCTGAGGACATAGATTCTAATTCTAGCACTTGTCCTTTGATATTGTCTATTAATTCAAGCTGGGCTTGTGTTGCAATTAATTTGTCATTGTCGGTTTTAAAAATCATCATAATTATTTGTGTCGTTTATCTATTTTATACCACATTCGTGTTGACCATGAACGATATCGGTTATTACTTTCATCTAATTCCCATATATGGCAATCATGCGGTCTTACTAAATATTTTACTAGTTGTTCCATAATTTATAATCTTTTATATTCTGGTTTAATAAGTCTCCAAATGGTATCTGAATAATCTTTGTTATCCAACATTTTAAATAATACAGCTGAATACTTATTCCATTGTACCGATTCTGCAAATTCCTTTCTATTAAGATTTTTGTTAATATTGAATCTTGCAATTGTTAGTTCTTCTATCAAACGGTATTCGGATTTTAGTTCGTTAATATACACATCAACCCCCTTAAAGAACTCATCCGGCACATCTTTCAACATTTCGTAAATATCATCACCCTTACTTAAACATTCCCATACCGATTTTGTAGAGATTTCAGTCATTATTTTATGTAACCTAAGATAATCCTCAAATTTGATTTTACATCTATCGCCATTTCCAAACTTAACCACAAATCCTTCTTTATTTTCCCAGTTCAATGTTTTTAAATGTTCATAGTTTTTAATAGTATGATATTTTTTAACGACATCATATCCATTTTCTCTGAAAGTATCTAATGAATACTCTTCACCAGAAATAGTTCCGATTCTACCTAATAGAACCAATCTATCTTCACCAATATAATCTACTACGATTCTATTTGCAGGATAAATGATTTCAAACATATAAGTTGAACCTTTATCAAAATGAGATTCTTGAAACTTCTCTTTAAACATTTCAGCACCTTTAATTGCTTGATCAGAAGCGAATGATCCTCTAGATGCAAATACCCATTGTCCATCATAATAGAATGCAATACCTAAAGATCCATCCATCTTTTCATAGACATCAAATTCTTTAGTTGGTGTATGTTGTGCTTCTTCAATATTAAAAAACTTTTGAAATGGTCTAGCAACTATGTTACCTTCATTATCTGTAACCAATCCTCTGCAATGTAAAGTGATACTATCCCATTTTTTCTCAAACTGAGTGGCTTGAGAATAATTCCAAATAGTTAATGGAAGTGTTGGATGGGTTTGTTTGATTAACCAACCTTGTTCGTAATATTCTTCTAATAGTACCATATGTATTTTTAAGTATAATGCTAATATAAACATTTATATTGACATAAAAAAACTTTTGAGTACTTATTTTCAAAAAACTTTTATAATAAACTAATATTGCCTTCCAACCGGCACCCAAACTCTATGGTTGGTACTTCTATGATAATGTTTGGTTCTGCTTATCATATTACTCTTTTTCACTATAGCTCTCGCAAGGCAATACTAATTTAAATATTCTTTATCTTTGGTAGTAATCAAATACCTCTTCTAATTGACTTTCGTCTTTAATAACTGAGGTCCACCAGCCACCTCCTGGTTTCTCAACGGTTTCTTCTTGATCTGCCCATTCTGTTTCAATAACATCTACAAAAAACGTCTTAGGTTTGAAAGGTAATTTAATAAACTGTCTACTTGCAAGTACGCTTCCGTCTTTTAATTTAACAGAATTACTTGTGAAAGTGCTGCCATTGTCTCCTCTAAATATAATTGCATCTAAATAATAAGGAGCTCCATTTTTACCGTCTTTAAATATAGATGATAATCTTTTATTTTGGTACATTGATGTTTTAGTACCGACATGGTCTGATACTTCACGCCATTCTGAATCAATACATGTGATATCACAAAGAGGTTCTTGTAAACATAATTTCTTAACAGCATCTGAAATTGCGCGAGCTGTGTATGGCGCAGAACCACCGCTCTGTCCACTTTCACCAAACTTATTTACTAATGCAAGTATCTCTTTTTCAAAAGGTATAATTAGTGCATCTTCTACTGTCTTTTTCAGAATTTTAAATTCTAATACTGCTTTTTTTACTGTGTTGCTAGTTGCCATGATTTAATTGTTTAAAGTTAATTGGTTTTCGTTAAATATATGTAATAATCCATATTCGTCCATTTCTGCAACTAATCTAACGTTACCTTCTTTCGTTTTAAATACAGATACTATTGTACATGGAAATTTATATCCTTTTTCTTTTGTGGCTTTGTCGCCTATTTTAAATTTACTCATTATTGGAGGATATTAATTTTAATTTGTTTGTTCTATTTAGTTTTTTGATAATGCTTTCTCGTTTTGATGCGGTTGATCTATCTGACAATGTTTCAGAATATACTAAAGTTACTGGTCGTCTTGATCTGGTATACTTTGCGCCTTTATTAGATTCGTTATGTTCTATTACTCTACGAATTTTGTCGACTGTGATTCCTGTATATAAAGAACCATCTGAACATTTAACTATATAGACGTACCAATCTTTCAATGTGATTCGTGAAATAAAGAATTCGCCGAAATCATAGATTCTTTGGTTGCTATTTGTAATGAATCTATTTGTGGATTTAGATCTTCAACATCTTCAAACTTTTCGATTGCAGTTTTTATAGCGCCTCGTCTGGTTTTAGCCCATACTGTATTCCAACCACCTTCTTTAAAAGAGAACAAATATTCTTTGTACAGGAACACATTTGGAGTCCTCTGGAGCTGCACTAAACCTGACTGATTAATCTTATTAAGAATATTAACGATTGTGTTGTATTGCTCCCCACGACCTACCAGCTCTTCAGAATATGAACTTAGTGCATCTTTGATTACCTGTTCTTCGGCTGGGTTTAAATTTATTTGCATAGAGTAACTTGTTTAATATTAAAAATCAGAAAATATACCTATTAGTTTTTCGAGTTCTTGTGGAACATTTCCCCATAAGTCAGTGGAAACATTAATAATTCTTGTCTTTGGATTTGATTTGTGCTTTTTGTCAGGATATCCTATAATAGACCATGATTTACTAGACTTTTTGGGCCAAGCAGCCATAGGCCAATATGAAAATGCACAATTGATATCACTGATGAAATTTACACGATTAATAATTGAACATCTAGGCGATAACATTTTCTTTTCGTCTAGTAATGCAATTGCTGAATCGAAATCACCTTCTATGAATTTGATATTACCATTTAATCTTGTAATGCAATCTTGTGTAGTTTTTGGATCATGTGCAAAATTACCAAGATGATATACTGTATCTTCTTGTTTTACAACTGTATTCCATTTTAAAATAAGATCATCTGTCATTTCATCGACATTTGTATATGGTCTTTTATATTTTTTAATGGCAGATGGTCTTCCCAATTGCATGTTAGATGTTACAAATATTTTCATATATTATGCTACTATAAATTTAATGTTATATTGATCCCATAACAGAGAAACGAATTCAGTTTCATTTACTCCACCTTGAGCGTTTTTAATTCTACTATCATCTGAATTGTCTACGAAAAGATATAGAACAAAATCATAATGTGTAGAGTATATCATAGATTGACCAACACCAGATCTAAGATCGCTGCCTGATTGTCCTCTTTTGAATTCAATGGCAACCTTAAGTCCATTCATTTCTACAATCATATCAGGTCGGTTTTGTGTACCCATAAATAAAATATGATGTACTGTTGTATTTACATTACCTTCCCATTTCAGATTCTTTTTAACGTACTCTTTGGCGATCTGTTTTTCTTTGCCATCGTTTTCTACTACATACTGTGTCAATGATTCGACAAGATGAGGGTAGATAAATTGCTTTATCTGATCCTCATTCTTGCGTTTATAATCAATTGTACCAAATATGTCATTGTGTGTTATTGACTCTGATATGAGATCAAGAAACTCAATACGTTTTTGGCTCTTATTTGCTCGATTCATTTGTTTCTGTTTCTAACTCAGGTGATACTGTCTCAACTTTCGTCATAGCATCTAACTTAGCATCAACTTCTGATAATTCAGTATGTAATTCATTAAGCTTAGTATTCATTGTGCTTAATTCTTGCATTGCTATACCTACTGATTCACCAACTTGTGTTAACATTGTGATAAATCTACGTGCGCTCTCAATTCCTGTTCCTTCAACATTAAGTAATGCTTGATAAAGCGCATTCAATTCATGTCCTCTTAAAGAAACGATTGCATCTTCATCAGATGTTACCATTCTAGCTTGTGATTTGAATTGATCATATAATGATACAACTACTGCAGCATTTTGTGTTTTCCAAGTATATCCTTTGTTAAGGTGTTCTTGTAAAGTTTTAATAGATTTTACATTATCAAATTTAATGTCGAATCTTTTTTCTGAAGCTTCAGTTTGCATAGCATCTATTTCTACTGCTAATTCTGATTGGCGTTTTGTTAATTTTGTACTCATAGTTAATTTATTTGTTATTGTTTATTATTTATCTTTGTTAAAAATCTCCGTTTTTTATTCTAATGTCGAAGTCTTCGAAATCTTTAAATTGTGCTTCGTCAGTTTGCATTCGTCTTTGTATCGTATCGTTTACATCAGCTCTGTAGTTTAGTCTTTCAATTCTAGTCATTCTATCTACATCTAAATAGATAACTGCACATTGAGCTCTGTATTCTTCAGGTAACATATCTAAACCATCTTTACTCATGATCATTACGTCAGCTTCATTGAAATCGGTTTCAGTTTGACCATAAAACCAACCATTGAATTCCATATACTCAATAAAATCATTTGCTTCTATTTTTGCTTTAAATTGTTCTTTAGTTACAAAATGATAATCGGTACCATCTACTTCGTTAGGCCTTGCCTTTCTACTAGTATGACTTACGCCGACCGTAAATCCTTTCTTTTCTAATTTCTGCTTTAAATAATCTTTTCCAGATGCTGCTTTTCCTACTAGTATTAATTTCATATTGTTTATATGGTCTAGTTTATAATTGTTTAAGTTAAAATATAAAATGTAAGATTTTATATAGTATTGTTTCGCTTTTTGTTTTCTTATATCCCCATAATTCAGATTCGTTCATGTTCTCCATCCATGTTCTACTAGGTTTTCCTAAGAATAATATGTCAAAATTATCTACAGTAAATCTCTTAACGTTTGTTCCGTTTGGTAATCTACATTCAAATGCTAATAAGCAACTAACAATATAATTCTTTCTAATTTGTAGAAGATTAAATCCCCAGCACCCATCGCCATCGTGCAAATAAATGTCTAATAGATTTATTTGTAAATTCCATTTTCTTGTTTTCCAAGATACTTTTTGTAGTAATCCCATTATTGTTCTAGTTTATAAAGGTCTTTTAGTAAAGATGAATATGTTCTTTCGCATGATTCAAAATGAAACACATCAACAAATGATGACATGTTATTGTATACTGACCATAAGTATTGTCCAAACCTCAAATCAGTTGAATTTCTTCCGTCACCATTTTCAGATGACCAATTTAAATATTCTTCGTTTAATATAGTGTACGTTAGTTGCATATAGTCTTATACAAAGAACCAACTAAAAGTTTCTTTAATTATACTAATTGATACTTCATGATATATGAACCATTTGATCCAAACAAATGGCCAAAATATAAAGTCCATTATTGACCAGAAAATACTTCCATGTATGTGATGTCCTATTACTGCGGTTGGTAGTGCAAATAAAATAGTTGGTAGTGAAAAGTTAAAATTCCACTTTGTGTTTTTAGTTTTTATCTTCATGTTTTTTACAATTACAAATTCCTAATTCATCCCAATCTCCGCAACATTCCGGTTTGGGTATTTTTTTATCTGGTGATGACTGATTCCACATTTCATCCCAAAAGATCATATCATCCGCCATTTTCTACGATATATGTAGTTTCTACTTCTGGATCTTCTATTACATGAACTATACGTGGTCTTGGTGCTCCATTAGCTTCTAAGATCTTACATGCTCTATTATATACAGTCTTTGGTATACAACCATTGATACCAGAACCTATGTCACCTGGTACATCTAAAATGCTTTCAATATACTTGTAAATAAAATCGTTTTCTTTCATATTACTCATCTTCAAATTCGTTAAGATCATCTAGTCTATTAATTTTAAAATAGATATCGTCTAATCGTTGCTTCTTCTTTTTTAGATGAAGTTTACGTTTACGATCTCCTGGATCATAATCTTCACGTGAATCTTTACTCTTTTTCATTAATTGGATAATTATACGGTGGTACACTACCATCAGTTGTCGTTTGACACCATATGTTTGGTGGATTTCCTGTTCCTGGCGGAAATGGAATATAAGGCATGTTTGGTGGTGGATATGAGAAATCTGGCATTGTGATTATTGGAACTATTACATTCTCATTAAGTAATAATACAGCTTCATTTGTATTTATATTACCGTCTTCATGTAGTTCTGTAATTCTATCGATACATCTCTCTTTCTTATTAAGAATGATATCAGCCCATTTAATTGTTATGTGACCTTGATCTAATAGCCTTTCTATGATTGATTCTCTGTTCATGATTTGTTAATTTAGTTATTATACAAACTTGGTTTCACTTTGTTTCAAAAAAAAGCACCGTATTTATTAGGTGCTTAATTCTTCTTTTTCAGGGATGTCTTTATTTCTTCTTTTTAGATTTACATAAATTAATTTGTTCTTCTACATTTTCAAAGTGCATTGTTATCTGATCTACTGCTTCACTTAATAGATCTCGTTGCTTATCATCAATATCATCTACTCTGTCAATTTCTTGATCAATTCTAATATCAAGAGCATGAGTACGATCTAATAATTCGATATGTACGTCTTCGAAATCTAATTTGAATAGATCAAGTTCGTTAGTTAATGCTTTAATTTTCATAATTGATCTAATTACATATACTACGGCATATGTTACTAATACTACTAATGATCCTAATGCGAATGCTGCTAATTGTTCCATGTTATATTGTTTTTGGTTCTGTTACTAATTCTAAAATATCGTCATTTACTTTATCAAACTCGTATTTACCTTTGATAAATTCGTTAAGGGCTTTACCCTGAGAATCAGCTGAATTGAATTTTTCAAAATCAACGGCTTCTACTTCTTTATAAAGATATGAAGCATGGTTGAAATGAACCATTAAAGTTTTGTGTTTGTAGCTGTATGATGCTGACGTAAGAGTAGAGCTATCATATTGAGATGTAGTTGATGTTATCATATGTTGTGTATTTAAACATTATACAATAACATCTTATTTTGTTTCAAGTTTATGAATTTCCACCACCAAAGCCATTTTCTTTTAGAGCATCTATTGATGATTGATCTAACGTCACTGTCATTTTTGATGGCATTTTAGCAGGTTCTGCGGCAGCTGTGTTTTTATCTTTGAGTGGATTCATTGCTGCACCAACTGATGATACTGCATCTTTAATACCTTCGAATGCTGAATTACTAGATGTATTACCTTCTTCTACACTGCCTTTAAATTCTTGTAACATGTCTGCTAATCGTTGCATTGCTGATTCTAATGATTCACCCATTGCTGATAGAATATCTCCTGGAGAACCGCCTTCAGATAGAACTGCTAATGCTTCAAACATCTTTCTACTCTCTGTTAATTTAGTAAGATCCAATGAATTAATAGCTCCTTGAATTTTAGGGAAGTTTTCTCCAGCCTTTCCATAAGTAGCTGCTAATGCATGTTGCATTTTCATTTGATTATAATAACCAACAGATGCATCTCCTGCGTCAACTCTACCAAATAATAAATTAGAGAATATGTCACCTGTTTCAGAATCCATTTTAGCATTTGCTATTGCAGGAATGGCGTTGCTCATTTTAGCGTATGTGTCACCTACTGCGATTGCAAGTTTCGTAGCATTAAATAAAGTATTAGCATCTGATGTTTCACCTACTGTTGTAAAACCTGCAACTAAATTTTGTAAATCATTTTTAATTTTCGTACTGTCTATATCTTTGAATGCTACTAATTCTTTAACAACAGAACTTAATTTTTTATAAGGTTCTGATATTAAACTGATTACTTCAATACCCTTTTCAAATGCAGTGGTTCCTTGCCACCAACTTGATGTTTTAGATTTACCACCACCAATTGCCGTAAATGTATCGGTAAGCGCTTCTATTAATAATTGAGTATTAGTACCTATTTTCTTTTTTAAAGCACCTGGTTTCATGTCACTTAGACTTGTCCATCCAGTTGCTTTACCATCAGCGTCGTATCCATCTGCAAATTTCATATCTGCCATATTTTGAACACCTTCTGCTAAATTCTTAAGCGGTAATCCTAATGCGTTAACTACTTTGGTTCCTTTTTCAAATGAGGTGGATCCTTGCCACCATTTAGAAGTTTTACCGGCGCCGATTTCAGCGAAGGTTCCACTCAGTGCTGTTACTATTAATTTAGTATTATCTGCAACTCTTTGTGCGTTTGCTGAAAGATTTGAAATTTTAGCATATTTTGTTGGTTTTCCTTCTTTATCCCATGCTATTGGGAAATTAAGATTTGCCATTGCTTGGAATCCTAAAGCTACGCCAGTAAGCGCTCCTCCCATTCCCATCACAGCTGAAATACCATCAGCTACTGGAGATGGTGTTCCACCTCCAAATACAGATTCCCATAGTGATTTTTTACCACCTGGAAATTCTGTTCCTATATCTCCAAATACTTTTGCTAAAACACGAGTGATCATAGCTGCGTTTGCAGCAACTCGTACTGGTGCGTCTGAATCCATTGATTCATATTTAGTAGGTTTACCGTCTTTATCGTATTCTACTGGGAATCTAAGATTGGCCATGTTTTGCATACCAACTGCTATATTGGTAAGAGCTGCGCCCATTCCCATTACAGCTTTAATACCATCAGCTACTGGATTACTACCGAATAAGAATCCTCCTTTGTGTTTATTACCTATTCTTGCAAATGTCTCTGATAATATACTTGTCATGAACATTACATTCACTGCTAATACATTAGTATCTATGCCTTCTGATAATTTTTGAAATTCGACTAAACCAATTGCTATAGAATTTAAAGCCTTTCCAACTAATATCATAGCTGCAGACCCTGCAATTACTAATGGAATTGTAAATGGATTAAGAGCAAATGAATCTCTCATAGATTCTATCATAACTTCTAAATATGTCTTTGGTCTTCCACCACCAATTCCCATAAAGCCTTCTGTTTCTTGTCCTGAAGGTGCAAATAAACCTGTACCTGTGAATAATTTTTTGAAATTAATAGATGCTAATGGAGTGATTCCTTTTCCAATAGCAAACAATGCACCACCGGCGATTGCCATTGCTGCTGAACCTGCTATTATAAATGGAGAAGCTAAACCGGCACCTGCCATGGCAAGACCTACTCCAACAACTATTGCACCCATCATACCAACATGTTCCCATGTTAAATCTTTAATTGCTGCACCGAAAACCGATACACCTAACCCTATTGGTAGTAAAGCAAGTCCGGCTACTGCCATTGCTGCTGAACCTAATACAATTGCTAGTGGTATTGGACCTATTCCTGCTACTCCAAATGCTACTGCTAAGCCACCTATAATTGCACCCATCATACCGATGTGTTTCCATTCTAAGTCTTTAACTGCCCAGCCCATTACTGCCACACCAATTCCTATTGCTATTAACGATATTGCTGCAAAGCCCATTGCTATTGCACCTTTTTTAATTTGTTTGTGTGCTAAACCTGCAACTGCCATTACTATTCCTATACCTGCAATAACTGCAAGTACTTTATACGATGTTAAAACATCATCTCCTGTCATATTACCTAAAACCATTTGCATGATCCAAATAGCTACAGAAAGTGCAACGATTGCTCCGGCTGCAAATATAAGAGCCTTAGCTCCTTTTCTAATTTGTTTACCAGCTAATCCAATAACACCGAATACTACTGCTATACCTGCCACAATTAACATGACTTTCGCTACTTCTTCAAAACCAATACTTCCTAATATAAGGTGAGATAATACTAATGCTATAGATACTGACAATATTGCTCCTGCAGCAAATATAAGTGCTAAGCCTGTTTTTTTCATTGATTTATCAACTTGCATCTTATCTAATAACCAGAACATTGCACCGATTGTTAATACAACCATCACTGCTGTTCCTAATCCTGCTAAAACATAAGATCCAATAAATCCTATCAACACAAGTGTTAAACTAAGTCCTAATAAACCAAGTGCTAGTGATTTTAATGCATTTCCAAGTTTTTTGATACCCTTTGGATCTAGTCCCATTTTATCTAGTACCATTAACATCAATCCGAATCCTAGTAATATTGCACCTGCTACTAATAATCCCTTTAATGCATAAGGTGCTAATAACGCAACTAATACTAAACTCACTGATAGTATCATTAAAGCTTTACCTACATCACCAAGTGCTGCAATGTTTTTTAATCCTTTCTTAGTTAATTTCTTAGTAGCCCACATTAGACCGTCTACCATTAATTTAATTAGTGGTACTGTTACTATCATTGCGAGTCCTGCAAGAATTAATAGCGGTAATGCTAATATCATTAATCCTGCAAACTTTAATATTGACCAACCTACATCACCAAGTGATAGAAGACCGTTAGTCAGCGCTTCCATTTTTATTTTAAGTTCTTCACCGTCTGGTGCACGATTCAATGAATCTACAATTATACCTAAACCAAGTCCAATAGGTTCTAATGCACCTGAAGTAATTCTAAGTACTAATGCTTCTTTAATAGAAAGTTTGCTGCTTCCACCTGAGGCCTTGCCGCCCTTTAGCGCTTTGACAAGTTCATCAATTTTTTTGTACAGGTCACCACCTACAGAAACCGATGTTGCTGTTTTCTGGGTATTAACTGTTATCTGTTCTAAGAATTTATTACCTGAACCCATTCTTTCGAATGCGCTGGCTAAAAATGGTGGTATTAGTGCTGCCAATTTATGTGTATATCTTTTTTAGTATAAAACAAACGCTACTAATGTAGCGTTTGTCTATGTACTCTTTATATATCTTTAGAATTTGGGCATCTTCATTGAAGGTGCACTCATCTGTGGGATCTTAGGCATCGAAGGCGTTTTGTACTTAGAGCTCATATCGCTCTGTTGCTGCGCCGACTGTTCTTCCTGATCCTTGTTCTGATTATTCTTCTCTTTAATGTATTCCGAAAGATTCTTTAAATAATACCAAAACTCGTAGTAGTACATATTTTCGATCTCTGACGGTTGCATTCTGAGATGTATACCCAGATAGAACTTAGTCTTAAAGTAATTCTCCAGCGAGATCTGAAATAATGAAAAGACTTTTGATGCCACCTGGGAAGTCAAGAGGGGCTTTCGCGATCTCCCCATCGAATTCCATTTCAAGTGTTGTTTCAACTCCAATTTTCATTTTTTCTGCTAGTCTATAGATAACCATGAATTTCTTTTCGTTCCATGCTTTATAGTCAACTTCTAAATTGAAAATTCTAGGTAAATTAAGTTGTCTCCAATCTGGCGTGATATACGGTAATATTTGTATAAATGCTTTATCGAATTCTATTTCTTTTTCCTGCCTGTCTTTTAAATACTTAGTTATTTCTTGCATTACACCAATTGAAGGTGGACGCATCATAACTTCACCAGCTGATCTAGTTTTAATAACATATGTTCTGTCTTTAGAACTATAGTAAGCTTCTATTTCAGTAGGGACTACTGTGGCAACTAAATATTTAGTTGCTAGTTCGATATCTACTGTTTTTTTAGTGTGTTCAGTTTTACCTTTAAGAATTAATTTATTCTCTGGTTCTGGAAAGGTAAGATCTCTAATAGTCAATAGAATTACAATTCTATCTTCTTCTAAAATATCCTTGTAAGATAATCTCTTATCGTTTGCAGTGATCTGAGTACACATCTCCACGATGTGATTCAATTTCTCTTCCATATCAATGTAGTTGTTCTCATCCATTGTAGAAAAGTGTCTAATTTCAGCAGCTCTCGCAGATCTGATTTTAATCACAGTATCACGTGGATAGAATTTACCCTTTGATGGCAGAGTTTCTTGATCAAGATTCATCCATCCTAAAAACTGGTCTGCAGACTTTTCAGGTCTTGCTTGTCCAAAGTTATCCATGTTGACTTTACCTAATCCATTAGAGTCTACTGTCTCTAGCATTTCTGCTGCGACCGTTTCAGTTGCTTGACTGTCAGTTGCCTTTGAGTTAATTTGATCTTTGGCTTCTAACATCGCTTTTGCAGCTTCTTCGTTTTTGTTTACTTTTTCGTTCATGTTATTATTTATTTAGATTTTTTAGCTTATTTTTAATAAAAGACTTCTGTTCGACGGCTTTGATACTTAATTCTCTTTTTATTAAATCTCGTATCCATGCGCTAACAGAAACTGGCCGGTTTTCAGTCTCCAACGCATCATTTAAAATACATCGATTAACTGCGGCCACTTCAATCTCGCTAAGAAGAACTTGAAGCTTTTTTGTTAATTTGTGGTTATTCATAATATTTTGGTATGTTAATAATATATTATATTTATTTTACAAAAAATAAGAAGGTTTCTTGCGAAGCCTTCTTATTAAGTTTAATTAGTTTACTTCTTCTGCATATACATCAGATCTCCATGTGATATCTAATGTTTGTACATCTCCTGATGAATAATCAAGTGAATCTGTAAATGAAAGTCCTGAAATAATGAAACAGTCATCTAAAGTGATTTTTCTGAAAATATCACCTTCTCTGTTAAATTGAACTATTACAATTGTTCCTACATAATTCTTCTTCAAGCCCATTTCACCAGTTTCTGGATTATATTGTGCTCTGTACCATTGACGTAATGTTTTATATAAGTACGCTTGGTTAGAATCATTTAAGTTCAATGAAAAGTTAATAGCTACATCTATCGAAGTATCATCTACTGTACCAGCGAATGATCTAGTAGCTTGTTTATACTTTTGAGTGATAGGTGAAATATCTTTATGCAATGCTGCTAATCCTCCAATAGTATTAACATGTTGCAATAATAGTTCTTGTCCAGCAACACCGTCTGGAGGTAAAATAGTTACCTCAAAAAGGTTAGCTTGTACAGGTTCGAAGTTCTTCCCTTTCTTTTGTGTTTGATCTTCTGAATAGTGTGGTAATGCCATAATTTGTATGTGTTTATTTTATATATCTTATTTTGTTATGCAAAGTTCCCAGTTGCTATTTCTCCTGTATTCAAGATAGTTACTCTCGATACTAAGATTTCAAGACCTTTAACTGGCTCAACAAAAGTATCTAAAATACCCATGTTGTGATCAATTACATCGTTAGTGTTGTTAGATCCATCCATGATGTTTCTATAATCGTATACACCTCCGTCTTTCTTAACTGATTCCATAAATGAATCTGCTAAAGTCTTAATCTCTAATCTAGTTTGAGCGTTATTGAACTCGAATAAATAGTTTTTCAAGATTTCTGCTAAACCATCTTCAATATAGATCATCGCTTCTCTTACGTGAGCAGAAGATAATGCTGATTGAATTGATTGTTGTGCAGTTTTATTACCTTTAATAGTTAAACCAACTCCTCTTTCGAATACGATTGGGTTAATACCAAATGGCTCTAAGTTATCTCTATCATTTTTATCAAATGCAAATTCTAAACCTTGTACACCTGTACCTCCTACAACACCTCTTCTTGGTCCTGCAATAATAGACCATGGTAATGCGTCTAAATATTTGTCGATATAGTTGTTAGATACGTATGCTGCTGGTGGAATTACTTTAGTTCTACCGTTTTCTGAGATATTAAGTCCTGGTGAATAGTAGAAACCGAAGTTTGCACCTTCATTAAGACTTGGTAATGTATAGATTGCAGTAGGGTTAAGTTCTAAGTTTCCACCTGTTGCTACTAATCTTGTATCAAATGCTCCTAAAGAATTTTTGAAAGAAGGATTAGTTGCTGCTTTAAATTCTTTCACCATAGGTGCATTAAGAATTGCAGAAGCATTTTGTCTTTCTTTACATAATTGAGTAATTTCTTCTTTATTAAGAATAGTACCTGATTCTAAAGAACCAAATGTATCAACTACATATCTGAATGTTATTGCATCTTTGTCTATTAACGTATTAGATAAACCATTACCTGGTTTCAATTGAGTTAATAATTGAGAAATTGACTTTGGCTGTTGAGTTGCCGCCGCTAATGGGAACATTGTATAAGTTGTTGTACTTTCCTCATATCTCTTAAGTGTATATGCTGGTCTTTCAACAAGTTGTCTATGACATTGGAATTCATAAATATTAGAAAGTGTATCGTCTGATACTGTCTTAATAATTCTTTTAATTCTAGCCAATTTACCGTCTTTTGCTGGTACATACATTCCTACTTTAACTGTCTTCCAATCAAATGTATCATTTGCTACTAGAGAAGATAATTTAAATATTGGTGATCCAGATTCATGTATGAAACCATAACCGCTTAATTGTGTAGGTAATATTACTGCTCTAGTATTTGGTGCAATTGTAGTAAATTCAAAACTTGTACTAGCTGTTCTTGCTTTTGCTGTAATTGATGTTGCTATTGGTGCTGCGTATGTTGAACTAAATGATCCTCCACCTGCGGCTACAATTCTTATAACGTTTCCGTTAGGTGACGAGTATTCTTCGTCTAATGTTGCGATAGCTATATAATCTACACCGTTTGATGCTAATAAGAAGTTACCTTGTACAACACCGTTTGCTGCGATTAATGCACCTGCGTTAATTCCGTTACCTGCAGGGCTTGCAATATGTATTTCTCCGTCAACAACAGTTACTGCTCCTGAATTAAAAGTACCTGCAGTAAGATCTGCAAATTCTTCATATACATTTGGTTTAATATTTGCTTCTGTTGTAATTCTAACATCTCCTGCATCTTGAGCAATTGAAGAAATCTTTGTAAATTCTCCTGCAACTGCTGCTCTTAAATATCCGTTGTCACTAATACCTGCTGTTAGTAAATCACCAATTGTTGCAGTTTTTAAAACTACTTCATTTGCAGAAACTTCTGTTATTTTATCAGTTGGAATAGCATTAGGTGTTGCATCTTGTTCAACTCTATGTGATAATACCTTGTAATCTTGATAGATGTTAAAGTCATTACCAACGAAATCGATAGAACCTAAAGCTTCTTCATTGATTGCACAGAATAAACCTGTTCTTCTTGCTTCCAAGTTAATTAAAGTCTCAATGTATAATTGACGACCTTCTTGATCTTGAAATTCAGGAATAACTGATCCAGAATATTGTGCTACTAAACTAACTTCTCTCAAAGCTGTAAAGCTAGCTAATTTAGATCTTTCTAAACCTTTTTCAGTAAAGAATGCACCGTATGTAGGGTCATTTTGTAATATAGAAGCATCGAAAGATCCTTTAAATACAAATACGTCTACCATGTAATCAGATACGTAATCTAAATCTTCAATACCTTCTGGTACGTTTCCTTCACCATACCATTCTCTTGCTGTCATTTCAAAACCTGCAGTATTAGCAGCTTGTCTTATGATAACTGTAATAGGTTCTTGTTTGATGTTCGCGAATGAAATTGCGTTGTCTGAAGTTGCAGAAATATTATTTGCTGCTGTTAATGTTTTTATATCAGATGGTACCCAAAATTTATCTGTATCAAACACTGTACTGTATTGAACCGATGCCGTTGTAGCTGCTAATCCTTCTTGTGAAGAGTTAGTTGCTGGCGATACCAATGCAATTCTGTCTGCTGCGTCTTTTACTGTTAAATTTAAAGCCAAGATCGGTCCTCTTGAAAGAGTTTCGATACATGATCTGTGGAAATACATACCTTTCTTTTCTAAAGATTTGTCGATACCACCGAATACTTGAGTGAATTGCTCAATATTTTCAATAAATACCGGAGTGTTATAAGGTCCTTTTTTAGAGGATCCTACAACTAATCTAATAGTTTCTGCTGGAATGTTTACCGTTTGTGATTTGTCAAACTCTAAGCGATATACGCCTGAGCTCTTGAACTGTAGTAATTGAGGACTTAGTGCCATAATTTTTCTATTTTTGTTTTTTTACTTTTATTATATATCTACTCTTATTTCGAAATTTATTTAGATCAGGTCATATATGTCATATTGTAAATCTCCATCGGATTTATTATCTTTATATAATACCATCTCCATCTTATCGTGAATGTCTGGATCTATAAAATCTAGAAGTTCTTCTACACAATCTGCATAATCAGTTGTGTTAAAAAACTCAGTAGAACTTATAACTGTCATGACTGCATCGTCATTTCCCATTTGAGCTCCATACCCGCCTCTTGGTAAACCACCAAAAAGACTTGCTTCGTTTATAGTCGTTTCATCTGTTATATTTATCCTATTTATTTTATACAGTTTTGAAAAATTCTGACAAAATATAGCTTTATTATCTGATTTAATTTTAAGTCCATGTTTTAAAGTCTTAGAATCATGTCTATGTCTAAACTTAACTACCATATCATCATCAAAATCATTTCTTTGCGGGAATACAGATCTTAAGTATTGGAATAATATAGACCCATATGTGTTGTATTCTACGATCATCTTAACATTCTCATTATAAAAGATATCACATGCTAAGATATAAAGTACTTTAGCAAAATCTTCAATGACATGTTCGTTGGACCTGAATATCCCTATCTGATTTAATTTAAAGAAATCATACATTGCACCTGGATTCAATTGTGCTTCTATTTCACCAACAGACATCGGTATTAATTCAAATATATTAATAACTGAATGATCTCCTCCGTTTCCTTCTGCAATATCTACAGAAAATACCCAGAATTTATCTTTATCTTGTACTGTTTCTATGTCGAATGTTGGATCAAATAATAAAAAACCATTTGTATCTATTCCTGTGTCATCAAATATTTCAAAATCATGGTGTACATATTTCTGTACTCGCTTTCGCATTTTCTTTAAATCAATAGGATCTAATAATAGATTAGAAGATGAAACGAATTCATTTCCGTACTGTCTATTAAATGCTTCTATAGAACCTAAATTTCCAAGTTCTCTTTCATACCATGCATCATCTCTGTCTGGATGTTCCCACCAGTCAATTCGCATTGGCTTATATTCGTTTTCGCCTCTATCTGCTGCCGCATATATTTGATAGAATTTATTAAATCCATTAGGCGTTGATGTTATTGTAATACGAGATACCTTAGATGCTGATAACGTTGGATAAACATTCTCATAGAACGCATCCACAATCGTTGGGTGAATATGTGCAAACTCATCAAGATATAGATTATGAATTGTAAAACCAATACCTGCTTTCGCTGTGGTAGCTTGTCCTACTAATCTACAACCATTATCACACTTAACATTCATTACATCATATTTAACGATACCTGGTTTCATAAAGAATGGAACGTTCTCAACTACAACTTTCGCCTTATCTATAATTTCTTTTGTTGAATCTGATTTATTGGCAAGTAGTAATGTGTTCTTATCTGTATTGAATATTAAGTACCATGCATTAAATATAGATGCGGTAACTGTTTTACCCATCTGACGTGATGCTAATACAATATTGAATCTTTCTTCTTGAAAGTTTCTCAACATTGTCTTTTGATATTCTCTAAGCTTTACTTGTTGAATACCATTATCAGTCATTACAACTGCGTATGTTTCTGCAAAATGGACAATGTCAGTAGCACACTTTGCTAACTCACTTATTTCTTCATCAGTATATTCAAATACTAGATTACCTTTTTTTAGGAATGTTTTACCCTCATAAAATGGCATAGCAACTTTAGGTCTAAAACCTTGATCCATTGCAACCATAAGATCGTCAACTTGTTTAGTAGACCAAACAATTTTGCCTGAATCTACATCGCTCTCGTCCTTTGGTATCCATTTATTATCACCGACGTATGAATCGTTTGCCATTTTATTCTTCTGTAATTTCTATGTCTTCTATGTCGCTTTCTTCAGTACTACTTTTAATACCCTTTTGAATTGCAGACATTAGATCCTTCGTACCTCTTTGTATATTCTTATCCTTTGTGTTTCCACCAGAACTTTCTATTTCTTTTACATCGTCTCTTTTTCTATAGATTTCTATATCACGAGCAATTCTTTTAGTAGATTC